CAGGGACACAAACTTACACAGCACCAAGTAATGCTAATGATATACTTGAAGCTTATGTGAGCACAACCACCGGAACAACAAGTGCTACAAACGATGTATCACTAACAAAAATTAGTAGAAGTGAATATGCAGCTTTGCCTAATAAAGGGTCGCAAGGTCAACCATCACAGTATTATGTTGATAGACAGACAATACCAACAATTACTTTGTATCAAGTTCCAGATGCCACAACATATACATATCTAAAGTATTATTATCTTAAAAGAATTGAAGACTCTGGAGTGTATACGAATACAGCTGATGTGGTTTTTCGTTTCTTGCCGTGTATGGTAGCGGGACTAGCATATTATATGAGTATGAAAATAAATCCAAACCTAACGCAACAGAACAAACTTATATATGAAGATGAGTTATCACGAGCACTTAACGAGGATGGTCAAAGAACATCTGTGTATATAACACCACAAACCTATTACCCACAAGGAGTTTAGAATGAAAAGTATGAGAATTACCAAAGCGAATCTAGGAACAATTGTTGACACATTAAGAGCAATCTCACCAAACTTTGCTACAAATTTTATGACCTATGCAAATAAATTAAAAGAAACCGATAAAGCAAAATACGATAAATTAGTTGAAAGAGCCCCTATTCAACAAAAAGCGGCAGAGAATATGCCTAAAGATATGAGAGAGGCGTATTTAAAACAACAAGAATTAAAATTTGCTACTGAGGAAGGTCGCAAACAAATAACGGAATCATTAGGTTCAGAAAAGTTTATGCCAACATACAGGATTGCTATGGACAAACCAAAAAAAGAAAAAAAAGATATCTATGCTGGCTATAAAAAATCAAAAGAGAATCCATATGAAAAATTTAGATTTGATGAGGGGGGTTTAGTTAGAGGTGTAGGAGCTGCAATAAAAGGTACCTCATTTAAGGGTGTAAAATAGTGAAAGGCTTAAGAATAAAAAATTTACAAGCTGGTGGGTATCTTGGTCCTCTTGAACAATCACGACCGGAGCTGTTTAAAACTATTAGCAACTACAGACAGAGACTTCAAAGCACACCGGAAAAATTAAAAACTTTTGATCAAAGAGCAAACATTCAATATGGTGCAACTATGAATATGCCTGAGAATCAAAGACAAGCTTACATTTCATCTATAGAAAAACAATTTGCAAAACCAACAGATGAACAATTTGCTAACATATCAAAAGGTTTGGAATCAAAAACTTTTACACCTACATATTCTTTTATTCCTGCCGATACTTCAAAACCTGCACCAACAACTGGTTACTATAGAGATTTGTCTAAAGAAATAGCTGAAGCAGAAAAAAATTTAAAAAATTTAACATTTACTTCTACACAACAAAAAACAAGACCACAATACGAAGTAAGTTATCCAAGAACAACCACTTACGGACAACCAAGAGCTCCAGAAATGACAACTACTTTACCACAAGGAGCTGTGTTAACAAGAGGACCTTACGGTAGAGAATATCTTCAGGAACCTATAAAAAATCGTACCAGTATGGGACAAACTAATCTAAACCCACAATATAGACAAGTGGGTAGTCAAACTTACACTGAGACTACAACTAGACCAGCAAGAGCTGGTGATCCAGAATATGATAAACAGGCCGCTGCTTTAGATAGATTAAAAACAAGACATCAATATAGATATATGTATTCGAATAGATCACCAAAAAAATCAGCGGCAAGTATTTATGAAAGTTTTGCAAGACCTAGAGGCACTGTAAATCCTTATGCTAAATTTACAGGGTCAAGAACAGCAAAATTGCAAAAAGGTGGAGGCATAGCCATTAGAGGGACAAACTTCAAAGGAGTTAGATAATGGGATCGTACGCGCGTGGGAAATATGCATTAGCTATATCTGATAGAAGTGGTCAAGCTTTTCCGTACAACGAGATGGTAAAAGAATGGAATGGTTCTTTTGTGCATAAATCCGAATATGAGGCTAAACACCCACAAATTAGAAGAAAACACATTACTGCTGATGCTATTGCTTTAGCAAGTGCTAGACCACAGAGATCATCACCCACTATAGTAGATTTAAATCCTGCACTTCTTTTTAATTCTAATCCTGAGTCTTTAGTACCACCGTTGACACCTGATCAACAAAATAGTAAAAGACAATTAAGAGCAAGAACTGCAAGTAGTGCTGTTTCTGAGGTGCCATCTGCAGGATCAATAACGGTGACTTTAAGATGACAATTACATACACAAATTTTTTAACACAAGTAAGAAACTACACAGAGGTAGACTCAAATGTTTTAAGTGATACTTTATTAGATCAATTTATAAGGAACACAGAATTAGATATAGCTGGAAAAGTTGATTATGATGATCTAAGAAAATATGCAACTTCAAGTTTAGTTGCTTCTCAAAGATATGTTAATTTACCTGCTGATGCTTTAATCACACGTTCAGTTCAAATTATTAATAGTGGTACTAGAAATTTTCTAGAAAAGAGAGACACTAGTTTTATTTCAGAGTTTAATCCAACTGAGGCGCAAGGTGAACCTAAATATTTTGCCAATTGGGATAATACAAGTATAGTTTTTGCTCCAACACCAAACACCTCATATCAAATACAAGTAAACTATATAAAAGACCCTCCTCATTTTAACTCAACAACTCAAACTTATTTATCACAGTATCAAGAAAATTTACTGTTACACGGAGTTTTATCAGAATGTTTTAGGTATCTTAAAGGTCCTTACGATCTATACAAACTGTATTTAGATCAGTATAATGAAAACACTCAAGCTTTCGCTCTTCAACAAATGGGTAGAAGAAGAAGGGGTGAGTACGATGAGGGTGTGCCTCGTATTAAGGTTCCATCCCCATCACCTTAAATAGTTAACTAAATAAGGAGATAATAAAAATGGCTATTACTACTAATGCAATATGTAACTCTTTCAAAAAGGGTTTATTAGAGGGTGCTTATAATTTTAAAACTCCGGGTGGTAACACATTTAAATTAGCTTTGTTTACAAACTCAGCTACTTTAGGTAAATCAACAACTGCATTCGCTGGTGGGTCACCAAACGGGGAATCATCTTCTCCTTCTGGTTATAGCAGTGGAGGTAAAGCTCTTGTAAATGGTGGAACATCACTTGCTACAAATACAGCTATTGTTGATTTTGCAGATTTATCTTTTACAAACGTGACTTTGACTGCAAGAGGAGCATTGATTTATCAATCGGATGCTTCAAAAACAGCAGTTGCAGTTCTTGATTTTGGATCTGATAAAACTGCTTCATCTGGTACATTTACAATTCAGTTCCCTGCTTTTACTACATCTGCGGCTATATTAAGAATCGCATAGTTAGGTAATTTATGTCTAACACTTGGGGTTCACTTACTTGGGGAGATGGTCCTTGGGGAGAGCAAGGTAATACTAATATAAGTGTTACAACCGCAGGTTCACTAACTTCTGCAATTGGCTCTGTTGTATCAACTGCTGAATTAAATTCAGGTTGGGGCAGAGGAGAGTGGGGTAATGGTGCTTGGGGTGTTGCTTATTCTGTTCTTGCTACTGGACAATCTTTAGCTTTATCACAGGGCACAGCTTTAGGATTTACTGATTTTTCTCATTCTGCTAGCGGTCAGTCTATGTCTACAAACATAGGTCAGATCGGATTACAGATTGATGGTTCACCTACAATCATACCTGCTGAAGATCAACTTGATGCAAGTTTGGGAACAATAACTCTTGTTCAAACGACAAACGAATCAACTACAGGACAAGCAATGGCTATGTCAGTTGGTATTGTTGCTGCAGGATTAAAAACACCTGTTGATGTTACCGGACAAGCAATGACAATGAGTCAAGGCTCGATAACTCTTGTTCAAACAAATGTTCAAGGAGTAACAGGACAAGCGATGGCTATGTCAGTAGGCACAGTTGATGCTGTTTCTTCTGTAACAGCCTCTGGACAAGCAATGACTACATCTATTGGAACAGCTTTACCAGTGGTTAGTGCGGACCCAAGTGTAACAGGTCAGACATTGACATTATCAGTTGGAACTCCTACAATAACTGCGTGGTCCGAAGTCAATGTTGGAACAGAAGTTGTTTGGACGGAAGTTGATAGGGCGGCTTAAATAGTGTATATTACTTAAAAGGATTTTTTATGACTTCTACATACTCTACTGATTTAAAATTAGAATTAATGGTAACTGGCGAAAATGCTGGTACTTGGGGTGACAAAACCAATACAAACCTAAATTTAGTACAACAAGCAATCGCTGGTGTTGAATCTGTAACACTTACTAACGGTGGAACAGTAGCATTAGCAATGAGTAATGCAGCGTTATCAAATGCTCGTAATATGGTTATTAAATTTGCAACAATCACTTTATCAGGTGCATCTGTTGTAACCATACCTGACGGTATAGAAAAATTTTATATTTTTGATATAACGGCAGTAACCAATCCGTCAAACTTAACAATTAAAACTGTAAGTGGCACAGGTTTTAGTCCTGCAGAATCAAAAATTGTAGCGGCATATGCAGATGGAACAAACTTAAATGAAATTGCCTTAGATACTTTGGGTGGTACAATTGGTACTGCACAGATTGCAGACAATGCAATTACTAGTGCTAAAATTTCTGCTAACCAAGTTACTACTGCAAAAATACCGGACAATGCAATTACAAGTGCAAAAATTTCAGCTAGTCAGGTTACAGCTGCAAAGATTGCTCAATCAACAATTACACAAACAAAATTAGCTGCAGACTCAGTTGGTGCAAATCAACTTATAGCCACAACTGTTTCAGCGGGAACTTATACAGCAGCAACAATTACAGTAGATGCTGATGGTAGATTAACAGGAGCATCTTCTGGTTCAGCTGGAGCGACAGGATATACATTAGGTCTAGTTCAAAAAGGACCTGCATCGGGAACATACACTGCAGCATCTGCCACAACTCGTTTAAAAATATATATGCAAGGTGGTGGCGGTGGAACAGGTGGAAAACCATCAAACGGCTCAGGTCGTGGCGGTGGTGGTGGTAATGGAGGCTTGGGTTTTTTTGATATACCTA